TGGCATTTATGGTAAGTTCACCGCATTTCCAAGCGTGTACCATCAACCCAAAGACCCACTTAAATACTTAGAATCCCTACAAAACTTTGTGGCAGATGCTCGCCAAGATTTACCGCAAGATAGCGAACTGCAAAACCTGATTGATGAGATTGCAGACCTGATTAACACCACAACTTATAAACTTAAGTTCTTAAAATAATGGACAAAAACCAACTTAATTTTGACCAAGCAAGCAAACTTGCCCAAATATTAAGAAATTTGGAAGTTAGTGGTCGTGCTATGGATATTGGCAAAGCAGGAACAATGTATAGCGGTAGGGTTGGTTATAACTTTCCGATTGATGAACAAAGTCGTTTAGGTTTAGGCGTAGGCGGCATGGGATTTGCCGACAATCGTTACAATATTCCTAGCGTAATCAATAGCTTAGACATGACTTACGGCACACCAAACCAACAAGTAACGCTTGGCTATTATCCTAACCGCAATCAATTTATGGGTCAGCCGATGGGTCAAGGCGGTGTATCACTAATGTATCGCAAACAATTTGATTAAGGAATAATCATGCCATTAATGAAATCAGGTAGCAAAGAAGCGGTAGGCAAGAACATCAAAACCGAGATGAAAGCTGGAAAGCCAAAAAAACAAGCCGTAGCTATTGCTCTTGCAACTGAGCGTAAATACGCTAAAGGCAATCGCAAGAATAAGCTAGAAGAAGCATACGGCAAATACATTGAAGAAAAAGCCTGAAATTTCTTGAAAATTCTTGAAATATGAGCCGACAAGACCAAATTCGTGCAGCAATGAATAAGCACGATAAGCCAATACCTAAGACTACAACGGGTAAAGGTAAGAATTACTTGCCTACCGACCAAGGTGCTGGAATGACCGCCAAAGGTCGTGAAGCCTATAACCGCAAGAACAACGCCAATTTAAAAGCCCCCGCCCCAAATCCTAAGACTGATGCTGATAAGGGTAGAAAAGCTAGTTTTTGTGCAAGAATGGGTGGGGTTGTCGCTAAGAGCAAGAACGCTGAACGAGCAAAAGCAAGCATGAGGAGATGGAACTGTGGCTAAACAAGGACTATACGCAAACATCCACGCCAAGCGTGAACGCATCAAAGCTGGTTCAGGCGAAAAGATGAACAAGGTTGGTAGCAAAGATGCCCCTAGCAAACAAGACTTTATTGAGTCGGCTAAGACTGCAAAACCGCCCAAAAAGACTAGAAAACAAATGCTTACCGATAAGATGAAGGATATGTAATGGTCAACCAAAAGTTAGCCGCCATGCTTAGACTATTTGACCCGCATGGGGCTGATTACGACTATACAACTGCTATGGCTGCTGGTATGCAACCACAGAAAGAAGGCGGTGAGAATAAAGGACATTGGGGGTCAGTAGCCCCAACACCTTTGCAATATCGCATGGATTATGGATTGCCTGAAAACTCTTACATGATGCTAAAAGGTGCGGCACACCCTACATTTCAAATGGGCGTACAGGGCGAACAAGACAGGGGTTATCAAGTAATGAAGTTCGGTGACCGCTATTTTTCCGTACCACCTAACTTTCCAAATAAATAAAGGTTATGCAATGAAAACTAAATCTCAGTCAGAACCAAAGAAGCTAGACTTCTCAATGAAGGGTGGCAAGCCCAGTAAGTTAGTAGGCAACGAAGAAAAACGCATGAAGCGTAAAGCTGCTTTACTGACACACTTTAATAAGTTCCAAAAGGACATGGCATAAGCATTGTTTGTAGTGTAGAATTAACCTAACTTAATCAATCACTTGGATAAGTATGGAAAATAAACAATTAAAGAATATTAAAGGGGCAGGCAGACCTGCTGGTAGCCCTAATAAATCAACCGCATTGGCTAGAGAAGCCATAGCAAGGTTTGTTGATGGTAATAGCTATAAGCTCCAAGAGTGGCTAGATAGCATCGCTAAAGACCCTAAATACGGCCCTAAACACGCATTTGACTGCTTTATGCAAGTGGCTGAATACCATGTACCCAAACTAGCCCGTACTGAACATACTGGTAGCGAGGATAAACCCATTCGATATGTGGTTTCATGGAAGAAGTAGCAGACTTTACTGATGTCAAAATAGAACTATATAAGCCTAGAGATGTATTCCTAGACTTCCATGACCGCCAACAACGATGGGCTGTTATTGTGGCTCATAGACGCTGTGGTAAGACTGTAGCGTGTATTAATGACTTGATATGGCGAGCTATTACAGAAGATAAACCAAATGCCCGATACGCCTACATTAGCCCGTACTACGCCCAGTCCAAAGCCATTGCTTTTGATTACCTTATGCAGTTTAGCGAGCCTGCTAGGGTTAAACACAATATCTCTGAATTGTGGGTCGAATTGTTTAACGGGGCTAGAATTCGTTTGTTTGGTGCAGACAATCCTGACGCACTTAGGGGTATGTACCTTGATGGGGTGGTTTTAGACGAATACGCAGATATGCGAAGCCCAAAGGTTTGGGGAGAAGTCATTAGACCATTATTGACTGACCGCAACGGCATGAATGGCTATAAGACTTGGGCTGTATTTATTGGCACTCCAAAGGGTCACAATACCTTTTACGACATCTACCAGTACGCTAACCTTAATCCAAATGAATGGTATAGCAAGACTTTACGGGCTAGTCAGACCAAAATAATCGCCCAAGAAGAATTAAATGACGCATTAAAACTAATGACGATAGACCAGTATCAACAAGAATTCGAGTGTTCATTTGAGGCTTCCATAGTCGGGGCTATATGGGGAGTCGAGCTGCGACTACTGACCGATGCAGGGCGTATTACTAAAGTTGAATGTGACCCCATGTTTCCTGTGCATACGGCTTGGGACTTGGGCTTTAACGATGCTACGGCTATTTGGTGGTATCAGGTCGTACATGGAGAGATACGGGTATTGGATTACCACGAAGCTCATGGGCAACCCATTCCTTATTATGCTAACCAAATTAAAGAACGACCATACGAATATGGCACACATTGGCTACCCCATGACGCTAGAGCTAAAACTTTAGCAAGCGGTGGTAAGTCAATAATTGAACAATTAATAGATAAATTGCCCCTAAAAAGCGGAAATTTGTTTAAAATCGTACCTAATCTGTCATTACAAGACGGCATACAAGCTACAAGAATGGCGTTAAGTCGCACTTGGTTTGATGCCATGAAGTGTTCAGAAGGCATTGAATGTTTGCGTCAGTACCAACGGGAGTACGATGAAGATAAGAAAGTATTTAGAGATAAGCCTAGACATGATTGGACAAGTCATGGAGCGGATGCTTTTAGGATGCTTTCTGTGGCTTGGCGAGATGAAGCAGACCTTATCAAACAAAATCAACCGATGCGTGGCATTAGTGTTGGACAGAATGAAGTAACGCTAGAAGAAATGTGGAAATCCACCCCTCAAACCCAGTATAGGAGAATCTAAAATGCCTGAAGTCGCAGCCAGTTATGGCTTTAAATATGAACATGTAGCCGCATCACAAACCGCCCAAGTATTAGGAACAACAGGTGCAACAGGTGATTATTTACATCGTTTAATTATTACAGTTTCTACATCAGCTACTGGAACTGTGTCCTTGTTAGACAACACTACATCCCATGTATTAGTAGCCGCCAATAGTGCAATCGGTGTCTATTCTGTAGAAGTCAACACTAAATCAGTTAATGGTGCTTGGAAGATAACAACGGGTGCTGGTGCTGAAGTAGTAGCAATTGGCAACTTTACTTAGGATTTAGTATGAGAGATACGCTTAATAAAACTTACGAGGATTGGTATAACACCATTGCTCAGTACGACAAGTCATTTAGGGAGTGGGAAGCTAGAGTTCCCCGAATTGTTAAGCGTTATCGTGATGACAGCCGTACCCGTAATAACCCCAATGCTCGCTTTAATATCCTTTGGTCTAATGTTCAGGTCATCAAACCTGCCATCTTTGCTAGACTGCCACGCCCCGATGTAAGCCGAAGATTTAGAGATAACGACCCGATTGGGCGTGTTGCTTCTATGATGCTAGAACGGGCTTTAGAGTACGAAGTCGAGCATTACCAT